TAGAAAAGTAAGGGGGCATTTAGCCCCATACCGCCCCAGCACTGGAATGTTGGGTTAATCATCGTAAGAAGGAAGTAGAACAATGAAAGCTCAGCTCATAATAAGCGCTAGACAATACAAGCGCAACAACCCTAGCACCTCTCATTGCTTGGAAAAGATTACCGGCCACGGTAGATTCAAGCGACTCAAAGAAATTCTAGAACCTGGCGACTGCGTTACATCTATAACTAATGCCGCCGATTATATGGTCGTAAGATATTATGCCTAAGAAAACATGGATAACAGAATTATCAGCCCTATCTACTGTGGGCTTTTCTATCTATCAAGGTTATAAGCATAGCGCCATCAATCCAGCCGATATTGGCCTTGCTGTTATGAGTACAGCCGATTTATTAACTATTGCCATCCCTGCGTTAGTGTTAGCTGTTAGGGGTGTTTATAAGAAGGTCAAACATGATAAGTAAATTATGGGGCTATGTCGCATTAGCTGGTGCTTTCATTTTATCTGTAATTTCTTTTGGTGCTTACAATCAAAGCATCGCCAAAGGGAAGGAGCAGCTGAAGCAAGCCCAGAAAGAGAATGAAGCACTACGAAAGGATAAAGAAAGCCATGTTAAGAATACTGAAATTGAAGAACGTGTTGCCCGTATGTCTGCTAGTGATATTGATGCAGGGCTGCAACAGTACTACCGCGCCGATAAAGACGTGTGATGATATAAAGATAATCCGCCCTCATAGGCTCGACACTGAAGGCACAAAACAACAAGTATTAGAGCATAACAAGAAAGTTGAATTGTACAGGGAATTATAGAAGTGGACGCATTAAAAGCACATGAACGACTAGCAAGGCACTTGATCAAAGAGTTTGGCGACAAGGCAAGTCACGCCCTGAATGATATTAATAACGCTATCTTTGATCACAATGAAAAGCATGGATTGAGGGAGGCCGCGTAATGTTTGGATATGGAACTGTAAGCCTGCACGTTACTGGGGAGATTGCGGAAGCTGTAGTTGATGTTTTAGGCGGTGGCGAAAACGCCCTAGCCCTGATCATGGAGACCGCTCAGCAGGAAACCCGGCTAGGCGCCTATAAAGACCCATCGGCATATGGCGCCGGTATTGGTATTTGCCAATGTGACCCGATAGCGTTTACTGATACCCGGGATAGAATAAGCCCAGCAGTTAAAGCCCGGGTTAAGCATAATTTCAATATCGACATTGACCGGGTAAGCCATATAGAGCTGGCCTATTCTCCATTGCTATCATTCCTATGGTGTAGGATGCATTACCTTTTACGCCCTGGCGCCATACCCTCAACCATTGCCGGGCGAGCTGATTACTGGAAAAAGTGGTACAACTCAGAGTTAGGCGCCGGCACTCAAGATGAATATATTGCTAACGCCAATAGTTTGCCCGGGCTGCAATATGCTTAATACTGAATTGGCAGGCATAGACATTAATCTAGACTCTTTTAACCCGGGTAACGCTGTTGATGGAATGGAGTTATTCCATAACAATGGCGCCGGGTTAATACCTGCCTTTTTAATATCATGGATTGAACCAGGTAACGTTGCCGGTCAATATAGCCGGCTTCCATATATTCAGTACCTTAATGAGAACGGCATGCCTTACCGGGTAAAGAATAGGCCGGCGTGGCTTAAGCAGTATATGCCGGTTAACCCCTTAGATTTATTGGTGGCGCCGGGTGTGGACTCTTGATGCACTGGGCGGATAGAAAGTTATGCACCTACGAGCGATCAAGAAATCGTGGGCAACCTGTATCAAGATGCAATATAGCTGGAAAGCTTAGGTTTATACATGATGAATGGAGCAAGGTCGATACGTGCAAAGATTGCGGCAAGGAATTCGACAAGGAAGGGAATGCACGATACCAGGTTAAAGCATCCGCCGATATTTCGACTATTCAGCAAGATTGAATATAAAGATAATTGCATTATAGACCTACAAAATAAAACAATAACCACTAATAAATGGAAAGTAAAATGACCGATATCATTATCAAAGAAAACTCTATCGAGATGACTATTAAATATTCAGAGTCATTCACCAATAAAGAAGAAATGGGCAAAGCTATTGAGGGTGCTTTAGAATTGCGCGGGCTTGTGGCTTGTGAAAAGGAGGAAGTAGACGGCCAAATAGAATGAGCCTAAAGCGGGGAATAAATTGGGTAGATAAAAAGCTCAGAAAAATTGAGCAAGTATTAATCAAAGATGAGCTGGCTGAAATGCTGGCCCTTCTTGTTTCGATTAGGGATGATTTAAAGTGATTGATACCGTTATAGATATGAATTCTATAGAGTTGTTTTTTTATACGTGGCGATTTACTGCGGGCGCGTTTTTCTCGTTCTTTGGCTTCCTGTGGGTGCTGGTAAAGCTGGGGCTGTCAGTATATAACGCAATATCAGCAAGGGCTAAAACAGATCAAAGGCATGTTTTTCAGGCGGGGTATTTTGACGTGCAAGAGGATAGGCAGAAACAAATGCTTAACTTATACATTCAAGCTATTAATAGAATCAATGAGCTGGAAAAGTTACAAATCAAGCATGAAATCAATCACATTAATTAATTCTATTCATCCTGCGCTTAATGCGACCTATCTCTGTTTCAAGCTCTAATCGTTGCAGCTTTTGATATGGCTGTATCACGCTATCAGGTATAACGACAAGCAATTGATGCCTATGCTCTGCCTTTTCCAGATTAAGCTCGTCAAATGTAAGCTTGGTGTAAGCCTCTAGCTTATCCACTCTTTCAGTGTCAGCCTTTGAAGCATCGTATGCATAAGCAGCACTAGCTACGGCAATAGCGCCACCCATGGCACTTAATACAGCAATCGTTTTCTTAAGCATTACAACACCCCTTAGCTAATTTCATAACCATCATCATAACCAGAATCATAAGAGCCTAGATTAACATCATCACCAGCATAATAACCCTCATTGTAATTTATACACTTAAGGCCCACTTGTAATTTCTGGCTAATATCTATTTCTTGAGCCATCCATAGCTGTGAGTTTAATCTACCCTCAGAGCCGAAACTAAATTCTGTACGCCTTGAATCAATACCTGTCCTGATTACCGTAGCCGGAGCGCCTGCCAATACAACTTCATTTGCATTTGCGCCTGCCGATACAATGACGCCTTCGGTTGTCCCGTCATCATCTTTCAGCACAATAGAGAACGGGCCCACGCCTGAAAAGTCTACATCTTGAGATAATGTTAATGTGAGTCCATCTTGAGCCAGTACCTCCCCATCCTCAGTGTAAACCCTTGAACCCTTAACCACAGATATGACTGAGTTTGGCAGCACATAGCGGCCCTCAGCGGCAACACTTAAATCAAGCGTCATTTTGCTTAGCTTAACCTTGTTATATTCCCTGTTAGCTCTGATTATTGCTTGCTTCTCGTCACGTATACCGGCGATGTTAAGCGTTAATGGGTTTATTGCCGGAGGATTATCAGCAAGCGAAATAGTTTCTGTTCTCTGCGTTTCAGGACTAACCCAATTAAATTCAACGCCATCATTGATTGTTGAGGGGTTAAAGTTTCGGCTATAGCGCTCTGTACCTGGTATCTTGCTTCTATGGGTAAATAGCATTGAAGGCGCAATGATAGGCTTCTCAAATAGAGCCTTGATAATCGAGCCGTCACGGTATGCTATGCAGTTAATCGCATTGAATACCATAATTGCATACTCTTGAAAGCTAACCTCTGTTGAGTCCATTGTATAGGCGAATTTTGTACTGTGATCCGAACCGAAATAGGTAATTATTTCTTGCTCTAAAGCCAAAAGCCCGTCGATATCTATTTCGCTTGTAGACCTATTGCCTATGGTTGGCTCTAAGGCGCTACGGATGAATGATTGAACAGCGCTAGAGTTTGCAGCTAACGGCCCCTGCGTTGTCGAGCTTGTGTATGGCTCTAGCATTTCCTGAGACATGCAGTTCAGTTCTCTTTGCCTGATTGATGTAGCTGCGTTAGTTGCCTTTGTTTCTGTTTGTATAGTCGTTATATTGCCAAAGTCATGTGCAGGCGGCAGGTCTATAATTGCATAGCAGTCATTCCATCGAATATCATCTGAATAAACGCCATCAGGAGAAACAGCCCTGTCACGCTTTCTCATTCTAACTCTGAATTTGCTTGATAGAGGGTTGAGTGTTGTTGATTGCGCCTTCTGCTCTCTGCTAGAGCCTGATATAACCTTTCCTATCTCGTATTCAGCGCCTACTGGATTATTGCCATCATCCAGCCTCTGCCAAATTATAGAATAAGGCACTTCCAAGAACTTAAGCTCACCAGCGCCATCATCTGAATAAATGCCGTTAGCTGCCACCACATTGACTAACACTTCATCAGCCTTTTCCTTTGTGAAGTATGCCCAGCTGGTCAATTGGCCTGATATGCTCGAAACAATACCGCCGGCGGGGTTCCCAAGCTCTAGCGGATAAGTGTCGGCGGTAGTTAAAAACAACCACTCAACGCCGCCTATGTAAGATATTGAAGAAACGAACATGTCGCCATATAAAGTCTCCCAGCTTCCAGATACTTTTATGTTTGCATTAACAAAAACGGTTTCTCCTGGGTTAAATTCCGCCCAAGCTGAGCTGTCACTTTTCCTTAGCCCTATTTGATTTGATGCACCCGATTGATTAGCCCACTGCTTAATGGTTGTTGTTATCTCGCCACTAGCGCCGATAGGTATATTGTCAACATCATTCAATCTGTAAGGCGTTACGATATCCCAGCTCTGGGCATTACCGAAAGTGTAATCAGCTGAATGCGTATTGGGGTTTTTATTAGGTCCATACACGGCAGCGCCTGAATCTTCAATTAAATCGATAGGTGTATCAGATTCTTTAACGTCGGAAACTAAAACCTCATTTATGCCTACGCAGTAATATGAGCGTATAATTTTTATATCATTTTCATAAATAATATATGAAGGCATTATCACATCAGGGATTGATAGCACCTCACCGTTAATATCCGGCACTCTTTGAAGTGGTCTAGCTCTGTTTGAGCGGCTTGATAGCTGGTTGTTTGGGCTTTCCTGCCCTCTGCTAACGTTATCAGGCAGATTGGGCTTAGGCGTTAAGGCTACAACAGCAACGGCAACAACCAGCGCCACAACGTAAGGTATCGCAGCAGCGGCAGGCGTTAACATAATTGTATAGTCGCCATCGCCTAAAGCCGATAAAGCCTCCGGCGTAATAGGTATAGAATTCGATTGATTTACATCACCGCAGAATACAGAAAACGCTTGTGATGGCTGTATATTCTCCAATATCCATTGAGCGACAGAATCAACGGTATGTTCTGTATACTCGCCACTCATTAAAGCGTCATTATCGTAAAACTTTACCGTTGCCAAAATTGAACCTCTTTAAATTCCCGCGTTGCATGTGCTATTGATTGATATACAACCTGCTTTGCATCGCCGCTAGAATGTAAAATCATATCTTTATAAATAACGCCGCAGTGAATGCTTGAGACTTTACGCCTTTTATTGCTCATTATAATAACAGAAAAATCCTGATAGGTTTCTGACTGTGTAAAGCCATGATTGCCCATAGCAAAAGCTGCTGTAAATGCCGCCCCTACATCATAAGGTGTATCAGCGTTATATTCTGGCAACTCTTCGCCAAACTCATCATGAAAAACCTTTGCGACAAGCTCCCAGCAATTCAAATGCCCATCAGCAGGCCTCAAGCTGTAAGGGATGCCGATATAATCATTAACATTCATACGGCACGTAACGGAGGAAAGCTATCATAATTATAGATAACGCCCGTCTTGTTCCAATTAAGCTGGGGAGCGCCTGCCGTTACAGTAAACACACCTTTATCTTGTGACGCGCCTATTGCCTGCAAAACTATCGGCCCCTGAGCTGGTTCAGATAAGTCCGTTGATAAAAAGCCGCGATAGGTTAAAAGTATATCCTCAGTATCTTCTAGCGGTATTAAATCAAGCTCATCATCAAAGATGTTTTCCAAGTCTTGAATGGTAAAGCTAAAATTCTGATCTAGGTCTGATTTAGTAGAGTTGAGTGTTATTTCTATATTTGCGCCTGTGAAGTTTTTTAATACGCCGCCCTCTATTGATGCGGATAATCCAACAGACTCCCTTGTTAAATAGTAGGGTTGAGAGAATAAGCTATGACTGATCTCTAGCGTATCAATTAAATACTCTCCAACGGGATAGGTTGCCAAAAGAATCTTCAAGTCATCTTGAGCGCTCATTATTCATCACCATTCTGTATCGGGGTAGTCTCGGCAACTAGATTGAAATTAACGTGCCATGTCGGAGCTTTTGAGCCGTCAAAATTAAGGCTCCCATTCTCAATTTGAGCAACGTGAGATTCAACGCCCCGGCCAGAATCTAAGTCGATATTAAATTTCCCAGAGCCTGAAAATATAGTGTATGTGTAAAACTCTTGAAAAGTCTGTAAGCCGTCAGGAGTTAAAGAGAGAGATATATTAAATGTGACAGTGCCTGTTCTATAATCTCTCGCCTGTAAAGTAACGCCCCCTGCAACAGACTGAGGAGCTACATTGTTTGGAGCGCTGAAGCTATAGCCGCCTGTAAGCGACGGCTTAATAGATGCTGGAAAGTCTGCCATTTTACCGCCTAGGGTGCCGTATAGTCATTGTCATAGGTTGAATATCCAGATGGCACAGTGCCAACTATATCAGCAGCAACAAACGCCATTGCCACAGAGCCTTCAACATACGCCTGGGCACACCATGCATGGAATATACGCCCCACTGGATGAACCCATAAAACTTCCCAGCTAATGCCGTCAGGTGAAACCTCTGTAGCTCTAGTTGATGCCGTGTATTTCCAGTATACGCGCTGATCCCATACATAAGAGAATGTAGTGCTTCTATCCTCATCATCAACACCATCAATAGTAGCAAGTATATCATCGGGGCCGCGTATATTAAGCACTGCACCTGTTCCATGAACGCCAGGTATTTTACTGCTTTCTTGAAAGGGAAATGTACTGCTCTCTACAATGCCAAAATTGAAAGTGTTGGAGGTATTCAGTCCAGTATTAACACCCTGCGTTTCCCAGTAAGTATCTCTTTCAAGTATATTAACAGCAGAGGCCACGTGCCTGCTTGGCATATCGCTTGAGATGGTTTTTTTATCTTCTGATATTATTGTATCAGCATGGCTATAAACAGAGCTAAAACCTGCAACCACAGTATCAAGCTGTATAGGTGTTGCCTGAGATGTGACAGTGAAGCTAACCAGCCATATAGGCGCTCTACTGCCATCTATATTTAAACTATCGGTGTTAATTGATACTGTATGGGTTTCAATGCCTCTACCCGAATCTAGGTTTATATCAAATACACCCGCCCCATTATTAATTTCATTCACATAAAACTCTTGAAATGTCTGCAAATCACTAGGAGTCATTACTAAGCCGATATTGAAAGGCACTGGGCCTCTGGCATAGTCCAGCATCATTAACGGAGCGCCGCCTTGAACCTCTTGCGTCAATATATTTGCAGGAGAGTCAAAACTATAACCCTGAGTAACAGAAGGCTTTAACGATGCGGGAAAGTCAGCCATTATCTGCGCCTCGGAGCGTTACGGGTAGCGTCTAGGTTTTTATTGAATGTGCTGTTGGGGCTTGTTACTTCTCGGCTCAATACCTCGTTAACAATTACTACTACGTCACCATTTGTCATTGTTTGAGCAGTTGCTTTTGCTCCTGATGCGTTGTTATTGATTATTATATTAGGCGCTGAGCCACCGCCGCCACCGTTAGCCATTGCCATAAACTCACGTTGCTGCTGTACGTTTAGCACTGCCTCACCGCTGTTTACGTTTGCCGTTATGTTATCGCCTGAAAAACTATTACCGCCAATAAAACCACCTTTCTCGAAGTTACCAGCGCTTCTTATGCTTGCAAGTCTAGCGCCCATATTGACGCCCTCAGTGATGGCAAGCGCCGCACCTACAGGATAAGGCTGTATTGCCGCTGCATTTGATATTGCGGTTAGTCCGCTTCTAGTCGTCTGAGCTATAGCCGCAATCTCGCCTATTCTGCCTAGGGTTTTATTGCCGTTGGTGGATAATTGGGCTACGTTAGAAAACCCTCTTTCTATGGAGTCAGCCTTGTAAGCTTGCGCCTTATCCTCTTCAGTAGTCATCCTGTTAAGGTGAGCTATCTGTTCCGCCTCTTGGCTAGCTTGGAATTCCCTAGATAGGCTTTCACGTCTGCTCATCAAGTCAGCTTCTCTAGTGATAGCCGCCTCAGCCTCAGAAGCTCTAAAGTCTGCCATCTCTTGCCGCATATCGGAGTGGGGGTTCTCATCCATTAAGGCTTTTTTTGATGACTCACTTTTAAATATAGGTGATGTACTTTTAGGGACTTCATCAGGTTGCGCGGCTTTCATTAACTCTTTACGCCTAACCCTTAAAACCTCAATCTCTTTTTGTATTGCGGCTGTTTCGTCAGTGTAACCATCTACCCTTTCTTGAAAGTCGCTTTTATCCTCATATATACCTGGGCTGTCATGTTTAAGTTTTTTCTGTAGCTCATCAAGCCTGTCTATATGGGTGACAATGCTTTTATTGACATTCTCTAAAACGCCTTGATTTTCAGCATCTCTAAACGAATCAAAAAATGTGCTTGATGCAGTTGCGGCCACCGTTATGGCGCCTGACCAATCATTTATAAGGTTTACTAGCTGTGTTGAAAATAGACCTGTTAGCTTTGCTGTTGCCGCTTCTGCTGTAGAGCCTAGTAGTGATGATGCCGTAGCAACGTCTTGAATTCCCTTGGACTCCTCGGCAGTTAACGCCATAGCTCCGGCTAATTGATCATAAGATATTGAAAGTTTTTTAAGCTCTGCACCTTCGTTAGCTAGCAAGGGTATTAAAAGCGTAGTGTCCGATGCTATCGACTCAAGGAAAAAGCTCTGCTCTTCCATTGATACATTGGCCTCATCCATTGCATTTTTTACGCGCTGTAAAACGTCTGGGCCTGATAACCCTTGTAGCTCTTTTGCGGTTAACCCTATTTGCGGGGCAACCTCTTCAAAAAAGTCCTTAAAGCCGCCGCCACCTGTAGCGATGAACTCACCTAGTTTTTCGTTTGTATCTTTGGAAATATCGGAAAGCTTCTCTGCTGAAATACCGATTTGAGCAGTGGCAAACGCAGTCGCTTTAAAGTCGCTTATTGATGATTTTGAAACGCTAGCTAAGTTAGACCACTCTTTTTCAGCCTTAGCTGTAGCGATGGCAACGGCAGTTAACGCAGTAGCCGCAGCACCCAAAGCCGCAGCACCTTTAGCGATGATAGGCACAGCGCCCTTAATGCCTTTAGATAGCTTTGAAACGCCGCCATCAGCATCATTAGCGGCA